CCAGCAGCATTAGATGTGCTTGCAATGTTATTAGATTTGTACATACTAAATCCACGAATCTTACCAGAAGTTACTAGACCATTCCTGATCGAACCTTGTCCAGCATTGTAATCCGAAGATAGCAATTTAGACGCTGTTCCTGCAAGAACTTCATAGAAATCAGGCGCAGCTAGGAACCAACGCCCCTCTTCAGGAATATTTGAATCGTCTAGAAGACGAGCCATACGTCCTAAAACATCTATGGGATCATGCTCTGATCCAGCGAAACCGATATCTAGATTACCCGTACCGTCAAATGTACCAGCAGCAAGGTCAGTTGCATTATCCGAACCTAAAATATGGTTCGGGCTAGATGCAGATACCCCTGCAAACATGACAGCAATAACGCCCTCATCAAAAGCATCTTTAAGAGCATACGCCGCTGAAGATGAGGCTACTTCCCGCCAGTTCACATGGGACATGTTGCTTTCAATGTCATCCACTTTGAACTTAAAGGCGTTAGCCGTATCGACAACAAGCGTCAACTCTTGGTCAGTTAGCTTTGTTTGAGTTACGTCTGCACCACGTTCGTACTGATACACAGTAATCTCAGGCTCTTTAATAATCTTTACTGAATCTCCGAAGTTGGCAATTTCACCCGAATAATCGGTATTTGTAATCGCTTCCGCAACCGAAGCCTTCCTAAAGAAGTTGAGAACCTTTTTAGAGTAGACTGCGGGAAGGAAAAACGAATTATTTTGC